GTCTGGGCGTCGCGTCCAAACGCGACACGTACTTCTTTGAGGCAAGTACATCCTTCCCACTAACGCTACTAGTCGCACCTGGACCGAAACGGAACAGGTCGTCTAGAGACTGCAATTTTGCTCGCGACAACGGACCAAGACTTTCATGCAAGATAGCCTGGCACTGGGAAATCCAATGCAGGTCCTGATGATGCTTGGCCGGCTGTTCAAAGCACTCGCGCAGTCGTGCGTTAGTTAACCAACACGAAACCTCGGTCTCCTGAAATTTCTGGATTGCGAGGCCCTTCCTATCACGTTTGATAGGGAGGCGTGGGTTCTTACTCATCATCTCGCTGACAAGGTAATCGTCAGCAAAGGTGTCGAGTAAGGGGTCGGGGAACGTAAGTTCCAAGTACTGGTCCCACTCGGAATGCTTTGAGAGAAGATAGACCGCAAGACTTCGCGGGGTATCGACCTCTTTGCAGACCTTGTGGAGGACTGTCACCTCGAGCTCAAAGAGCTCTTCACCCAGCTTCGGTCTCTTCGACCGTACCACTGCGGCCGGCTTGCGCCGAGCCTGCCGAGGCCGTGAGGCCTGAGTGGAGCGTTTCATCGCCGACCTCCGGATCAGTTAGTACAACGGATCCAGGTCTCGCAGGGTACCGCGCGTGAGCGCGTTACTCAGCGAATTCAGGACGAAGGCATAGATGTCCTTACGTTCGGCATCAGTCGCATTCTCGTCGAAGTCAAAGACGAGACTAGCCCGGTTGGTGCGGAGGATACCCTCTGCGCCACTAGGCAGCGTTCCCCAAACGGGGCACGAAAACGACTCAGAGGCCTTGTTACGCTTTACAGCCTTCGTCGAAGGCTGGTAGCGAACAGAGAGGCGACGGAACTTCGAAGCAACACCCGTAGAGCGGTCAACGAAAGTCGACAGCTCAGGGGTGACAGCTTCAGGGGTGAAGGTGACAGCTACCGGGGTAGCTTGACCATCGTTTAGGACGATTGCAGCGGCTTGTGCCATTGTGATACTCCTTCAACGCGCAATATTGCGCAACATAACGGTGGAATCAGTAAGGCGCTTCCAGTTCAAGGACGGCTCCCAACGGGGAGGGTCTGGAGTGAGTGGAGAGTCGGTAGCCCGATCGTAAGATCGAGCGAGACCCTCCGTATACCCACTAGGCCAGACCTCCCGCGAAAAGCCAACCTTGGTTGTTGTACTGGATACTCTTGTCGTAGCGTTCAAAGCATCAAGGGACGAGAGATAATCTCCAATCCCAATGAACCAATCGACTACAAACGAGTAGGGAATCACTTCCCAGGCCAACTGAGCGGGGTTAGAGAGCCCGAGCATGTTCGCG